CCGACATCGCCTGCAACCACGTTGCACTGGTCGAGGAAGGCCGTGCAGGGCCTGACGTCCTGGTCAAGGACGCAGCCTTAAAACCAAATCTTCCTGCCGGTGATGGTCAGGAAGACAGAACATCATCGGAAACTAACCAGGAGAACGATATGAACGAAAAGGAGAAAGCAATAGCCGAGATCTTGGAGATCGTAGCTGGCGCAGGTATTGATCCTGAAGCTTTCAAGCAGAAACTTGATGCTGTCATCAACATTAAAGACGACAGTCAGACAACTGACGAGGACACCGAAGAGTCTAAGGCATTCGCCGAGGGCGTTGAGTACGGTGAGGAGAAAGAAAAGGAAGAGCCTGAGAAGCTAGATCGCGAGCATGAGTCAGAAGGCGAAGAGCGCTATCTAGAAGCGAAGGACGAGGCCGAAGACGAAGACGACGAAGAAAACGACCTAACCGCAGATGCAGAAGAGGCTCTAAAGTCCTGTGGCCTAGACGCTGACGATCCAGTGGTTAAAACCGCTTTCCAGCAAGGTTTTGCCTCAGGCGTCGAGTACGGTGAAGAGAAAGAAAAGGACGAGCCAAAGAAGCTTGACAGCGAGCATGAGTCAGAGGGCGAAAAGAAAGCCCTAGGACAAGACTCCGCAGCCAAGATTGGTGCCATTGTAAGAGCTCAGGTAGAAGCTAAGTTTGACGCCATTCAGGAAACAGCTCGTAGCTTAGGCAAGGTCCGCGTATCTGCATTTGACACCGCTGCCGATGTTTACAGAGCTGCTCTAAAGGCAGAAGGCGTAAACGTCAAAGGCCTAGCAAAGTCAGAGTGCCGCGCTGCTTACCGCGCTCTTATGATGGGACGTCAGTCAGCTAAGCGCGTGGCTGCAATGGACTCTAAGCCATACAAGCCAGATGCACTAAGCAAAATGCTAAACTCAATCAGAGTAGGAGAATAATATATGCCATTACAGAAATCAGTAGGTAATTCCTACGCACTAGGCGTGCCAGGTCAGCAAGTCGTAATCGGCCAAGCAGAATACCTAGCATATAACCCATTATCAGACGGCACCGTAAAGGCTGGCACATTCTGCTTTAAGAAAGCAGGCTCCGGCAACGGTGAGGTATTCGCTCATGCATCATTAACCGGTGCATCAGCAGCAGTTCCTTTAGGATTCGTTGAGCGAGTAGTTGACTCATACATCCCAACCGTAGGCGGTGACGCAACACAGGTATACCCAGCAGGTGCGGCGCTAACCGTAGCAATCCGCGGCCAGTACTACATCGAGGCTCCTGCAGCAATCGCATCAGACGGTCTAGGTGTATTCATTAACCCAACAACCGGAGCCCTCTCAATCGCTGCCTCAGCAGGCACCGGTGAAGTTGACACTGGCTGGACCTGTCGCCTTCCTAATGGTGGCTCATCTGCAGCCCAGGGCGACATCGTAATCGTTGAGAGATTTTAATTAAAAGGAGTTTTGAACCATGCCAAATTTATTCAGCATCGCTAAGGAGATGGGCATTTCAGCTCCTTACGCCAAGGGTTTTATGGCTTACGACGACGTAAACGGCCAGGTGGTAGTTAACGCTAAACGTACAGCAGCTCAGCTTGCTATGGATGCAGCATTAGCACCTAACGTAGGTATTCCAGCAGCGCTAAGCACCTTCTTATCTCCAGAGGTTGTTCCTGTTCTAGTCTCACCTAACAACGCAACCAAGTTGGCAGTAGAGACCAAGCGTGGCGACTTCACAACTGACTTTTATCAGTTCCCTGTTGAGGAGATCGTAGGTGGTGTACAACCTTACTCAGATTACGATCACGCAGTATCAACCGACGTTAACTACAACTATCCATCACGTGAGAATTTCAGATTCCAGACTTCAATCAAGTTTGGCGATCTTGAAGTTGCAAAGGCATCAGTAGCTAAGGTTGCTCTTGTGGCTCGCAAACAGCGTGCAGCCGCTTCAACCATTGCCAAGGCAGCTAACCGATTCTACTTATTCGGCGTTCAGGGTAAGGCTTTATACGGCTTATTAAATGATCCTAACTTAAATGCAACCATCTCACCTATTACCGTAGGTGCAAACTCAACCTGGGCAGCTAAGACCGCAGCAGACGCAGGCAACTCAGCTAACTTGGTATACGCAGATATCAACAAGTTAGTGAACGAGTTATCAACCAAGGCAGGTGGCTACTTTGATGCCAACTCACCTATGGTGTTAGGCGTTTCTAATACTAAGTTCCAGTACTTATCAATGGCTAACACCTACGGCGTAACCGCACTACAGTTGATTAAGGCTAACTACCCTAACCTAACCGTAGAACAGGTGCCAGAGCTATCAACCCCAGCAGGTGATATGTTGTTCTTAACCTTACGCGAGGTGGACGGCGTATCAGTAGCCGAGGCTGCATACTCTGAGAAGTACATCTTGGGCCGTTTAGTTGCTCATGAGTCAGCCTTCTCACAGAAGGCCTCAGCTGGTACTTATGGCGCTGTGATCAAGCAACCTGCTTTCATCGCAACCATGACAGGTATCTAACTAATACCTTTAACAACACATCCCATTAAGGCTCCAAGGAATTGGAGCCTTTTCATTTACGCAAGTCTTGGAGACTAAAGAATATGGCAACCAAAAAGACAACAACTACAAAAGCAGCAGGTCAGGTAGTCGGTGCAACAACAGACAGAGCTCAGGCTGAAGAGTTAACCGGAGCAGGTGTAGCAACCCTGCGCGTATCCCTTCGCCATCCCCATAAATTCGACGACCTACCAGACGGCAAAGGTGGCGTTAAGACTGTAGTCCTGCCAGGTCTAGACGACCATTTAAGAGGTAAGTCAAGCGGCATCTTAACCGCCGAAGGTAACGCCGTCTTCTTCCAGCTTCCACGTGAGGACTGGGAGACCATCAAGAAGATGCACGGACAGGAGCAGATGTTCCTACCATGGCACGGCAACCCTCCATTAGTGGCAGAGATTGAATCCGTGAACGCAGCTAAAGCAGGCGCATATAAAGATGACATCGAGGCTACTGACACAGGCTTAGCACCTCAGGACCCAGCCAAGTTGAATGTGACCGAGGCACCTAAGTCCGAATAGCAAAGGAGATAAAACATGGGCAGCGTAACGTTTAACTACGACGAGTTTATAGCAAGGTTCGTTCACATCGGCCAGGCAGTAGCAGAAGGTAAGCTCACAGAAGCAAGCGTGACCGCTGCTTATGACTCCATAGCGTCATGGCAGGGCGCAGACGATAACAGCCTCTATCCTTACGACCCTGAACACGGGATCACATTAAGAAAAGATGTGCTGTATCTCATGACCTGCCACGTTCTCACTCTTCAGCTGTGGTCGGGAACGGGCCAGAGCGGAAGGATCGCAAGTGCATCACAGGGCAGTATCAGTACAAGCTTTGATTTGCTAAAGTCAAGTAAAGATACACCTAATTATTGGTATCAGACTCCATGTGGGCAACAGTTCTGGATGATGACATCCGCATACAGAAAGGGTGGTCGCCTTTTTGGTGCCAATAACTATCATCCATGGGGGTAACAGTGTCGACACTGGAGATCAAGCTACCTAATTTCGAGAAGCTGCAATCGCAGGTCAAAAAGGTAGGCAATCAGAAGGTCAAGATAGGCGTCCTCGAAGGCGCCACTTATCCTAATGGCACCCCAGTATCCAAGGTAGCAGCCTATCTCGAATACGGCTGGACTCAGACCGTCACAGCGAAGCAGCGTGGGTGGCTAGCTGCAAACGGCATCTATGTTAAACCAAGCACCGTTTTAAGCTCACCAGCCCGTCCGTTCTTTGAGGCTACTTATAAGGCTAACCGTAAGAAGTGGATAGAGCTGGGTCAGAGCGCCTTGAAGGGACTAACCGATGATCCAGGTCAGGCACTAAACAAAATAACCCAGGCTTTAACGCTTCTAGGTCTAACCGCCCAGCAAGATCTGCAGGATGCGATCATAGACGGCGGCGTAGGCGGTTCGAGCTTCGCGGTTCGATCACCCATGACCATGGCCCTATATGGCAACCTCATGCGCGCAGGCGGTCATAGAACCGACGGAACGCCTAACCAGACAACCAGACGCAAGCCTTTATATAAGTCTGGCATTTTAGAGGGCTCGATAGCCTTTGAGATCGTGAAGGAGTAAAACCCATGAGCATGAATTTACATGCGATAGTACGCGGAGCAATAACCCGCGTCCATGACGATCAGCCCTTCTCGATTTTGCGAAGCCTGCCAACCACAGTGGTCAACGGCGTAAGGGTCTCGCAGTACGAGAAGATAGACGGCTTCATGGGCAACTTCCAGAGCGAAGGCGATGCGGTGCTGAATTACTCCAACAACGCCGCCCAGAACACCATCGTGCGCCGTCTATACCTCTACGCCACAGACGACAGAGCAACCAGACCATGGACCATCTACAGGCCCCTGGCAAGAAGCGGCGATTACGTCATCAACGCTAAAGGCGAATACTGGAAAGTCGAAGCCGTGGTGGAAGATTTCTCGGACGATGGCTGGGAGCAGCTACGCGTGACCCTCCAACAGACTGACCCGAAGCTTTCTATAGTAGAACCAACACCGGACCCAGAGCC